AACTCCTGCGTACCACTTCAGTGCCCCAGTATTGTAGCACCCATCTAGGAGTAAGCTCGGGCATGTTGAGGCGGTCAGCCCACCAGGCATCTACCTGTTCGCGCCACTCTCGGCTGTGCCTGGTACGTCCTTCCAGCAAGTCACGGTCCCAGCCAAACACGCTACTTACAGCATCTTTCAAGGTGTTGGCAAAACTTTCACGTCTGAACTGATGTATGTTTACTAGATAGTCTGCCATGGTGTCTTTGCCAGCACCTATTAATCCTACCACTCCAATGATCATCGAATCTCCCTTACTTTTAGGTGTTTGAGTGTGGCCTGCAACATGTCAATCTGTCTGCGGCAGTCTTCCAGGGCATGATGACTGGTAGGTGGTTTAGGTAGCTCAGGCCATAAACTATAGATGGTTCGGGCATCTCGCACATTGTAAAACTGCCAGGGCAGGCTTTTGCCATAGCTTTTGTAGGCATGTTCAAGTATGTTCATGTCATAGGTGGGACCATTGGCCCAGATAAACTTGTGTTGCCAGGCCAGTTTGTAAAGACTATCAAGAGCTTGATCCAAGGGCACACGTCCTTCTTCCATGAATGCTTCGGCTTGTGCTTCGGGTTGAGTGGCCCACCAGTCTATGGTGTCTTGTTGTATGGTGCGATTGGTCTGGCTTTCCAGAGTGATTCTAGCATAATAGCAACGATCGTAATGACCTGTACCAAACGGATCAAAGCTCTGGGCGGCTATGGTCAGTATAGTAGCATCCGGTCCGGTGCCCAGACCTTCTATGTCAATCATCAGTGAGCTCATGCTAGATTATAGCATGCAAATGATTTTAAATCAATCTAAATGGCACTTCGTGTTTTACGGTGTTCCACCATTCTTGATAGCCGGCTGGAGAAGGATGAAAGGGTGTTGATTCTGTAGGGTCTAGTAAATTTCGATCTCTACAAAACTCAAACAGTGATGAACTTAGGCAATGTTCCCACGGTATTAATCTCAGCAACGGATGGTCTCGGCTGACCGGGCCACTCAACGAAGTATTGTCATCGGAATAGTCTTGGAATATGTCATAGATAAATCCAAATTTGTATTGGATTCCAAGTCGGTCCAATGTGTTTAGACATCCAGAGATAACAGTTAGATTTTGAGTGGCCAGGTAATCCCAATCCATGGGTTTGTATTGAGCACTTACATAATCATACAACCACCGAGCATAAGGATATCTAGGGTGGCTGTGCCAAGATCCTCCAAACCCGCCTGAATGGAACCAAATTGCATCGCTGGTTGGGCTGGTATGTTCGTATATTTCAACTTGATGTTCCATTTGTTTTGGCAGCGGAATATCAATTCGACTAAATCCAGTCCAAAGCACAAATACTTTGTCAACGTCGGGTGTTAGATTGTCTAGTATGCTTTGTGCAATAAAGGCATTGCCGGCACCTCCACGGGCTAGTATTTTTGCATAGTGATGACAGTATATATCTTCACCGAATATTGCTCTAGGAAGATATGAGTTGTCAACAAAACTACATCCAGCAAGCAATAACATGTTTAACCAATGACGAACGTGATGGGCTGGCTGCCATCCACGTAGTTTTTGAGTTGTTCGATCAGGCTGTCCATCTGGGCCTGTGCTTCGGTTTTGAGCGCAGTGCCATTGAGTTGGCTGCCACCCTGGGGTCCGGCATACTGGCCAAATTTTTCACGGGCTTCACCTATGATCATCTTGGAAGCGGCCACCATGTAGTCACGTATCCACTGTTGTATCTGGAAGTCTTGCAACAAGTTGAACTCGGGCTTGAGATTGTAGGTCCAGAGTAGCACATTCTCTCCGGTGCCTTTGGGATCACGTATCAGTTGCAGTTTCTTGGTCACAGGATTCCAGGTATAGTTCATGTAGGCACCAAACATGCGACCGGCCAGTTCCACATACTGGCTGTAGAAATCATAGGTGGCTAGTCCACCAGCCACGTTGAAGTTCATCAAATACACGTTCATCGACGCCTGACTGAATGGATCAAAGTTGCTGGCATAGGGACCTGTTGAGTCACCAAAGGTCCTGCGGAAGATCTGGCGCACAGTAATCACTTCTTGCGGCAAGGTGTAGATGTTCACATTGGCCACCAGCTCCATGAATGTGTAGCTTTCTTCATAGGCATTCTGGGCCCGCTGGCGATACACGCCAATGGTTCTCTGATAGGCTGCTTCGTAGTGTTCGGCATCCAGTTCCAGATCCACGATCTGATCACCCAAGGTCAAGCGCACATAGTCAAACAGTTGTTGTTTCAACGTGTCAAGACTGTTTTGTTGTTGGGTTGATAGGGCTGTGGACATGTAGGCTACTCCGTTCCTGTATTTACCAGGCCCGTAGTATGATCAGGTTATCGTTGCCACGTCCGTTGAACTTGGTTTCCGTGGCCTTCATGTCCTTGAATACCTTGCGTGCCGCTGGTTTACCGCCGGACAACAACTCTTTCAACTGCTCTGCGGGTTTTCTCAGTGTTTTTTGCACAGTCTGTGTGACATCAAACCCTACTATGGCCGATCCTTTGACACTGAACGAACCCAAGTGACTGTCGGACATGACATGAATCAGTTTGCGTTTCTTGGTGTCATATAACCAGGCTTCACTGGCACCCACCAACTGTGCAGGTGCGATGCTGGCCAGCTTTAGTTCAGCAAAGTCTTTCAAGTACTTAAACTTAGCTGAAATCTTTTCTGGGCTGACTGCTTTCTTGGCTCTGGGTTTGCGTTCCACTTTCTTGATCTGCACATAGTTGCCACAGTCGGCTATGACCTGTTCAATGAACTTGACACACTGCTTGATTTGATTCTTTGAGAGATGGCCATAGCCTTCAGCTAAGTCCGCGTCGACGCCTTCTAAAACTTCTTCAAACTCAGCTAGTTTTGTTTTCCAGATATCAGATATTGTGCCCACCATGTTGGGACTGATGTTCATGCCACGTATCTGTGCGATGGGTTTCCAGTCTGCAGTCATTTTAGCACCTGCTAAGACGAAATCGTCAAACATGCCTTCTAGTTCACCCGCACACTCTGAAACTTTTTCACGCAGGTGATCTTGTATGGTCAGCTTGGCCACTGCACTTTCGGCTGCCACTTCGTCTTTGTCACGGCGAGCTTCTTGTTTTACTTTCAGCATGCCGGCGATCTGTTCATCAATGATGCACTGTTCGTGCTCGTTGAGCATCAGGCCCATCAAGGTCATCCTACACACCCAGGCCGGGGTCAGGCGTATTTGACTGTCTGGAATGCCACGCATGATCTTGGCATCCTTGGGTCTATGATTGATGTCAAGATACTGACACAGCATGTCCTTGGCATCTCGTTTGCCATAGTGATAGTTGTACCAGGCAAAGGCCTTGCTGAATGCACTGATGCGATTTTCTTCTGTGGGCTGGAATTTCCAGTCAGGCTCGTGCCCTATATATTTGGTTTCTGCGCCTTTGGGATTCAAGGGCTTGATCACGGTTGTGGCTCGTGCGTTCATGGCATCTCCTGAGTGTAAAATAATATTATAGCATCGGGCTCTTTTTTGGTCAACCATTCAACAACACAGCAAATACAAGGTGCTGTTCTACAAATTTTAGCACTTGATCTGCTTCGCTGATCAACTCTTGATATTTTATTGTTTGTTTTTGTAGTCTGCGACATTCTACTGATTCCTGGTCTGCCTTGGTAATGGCTGCGGTTGCACTTTGCAACATCATGGTTAATTCTCGTCGAGCTTGCCGATTTTTTACCTGCGGAATCTGTTGTTTAAGTTGGTTCAGACGAGTTTGTAGTTCATGCATGTACATAATTATAACTGCTTTTGATTTTCAAGTCAAATTGACCCATAAATACATGACTATGCCGCGGCTGAGCCTTTACAGACCCAACAGAACCTACGACTACCAGTACCTTGACCGCAACATCAAGGAAATGTTCACTGTGGGTGGCATTGACATCTACATCCACAAGTACCTGGGTCCACAAGGCGCCGGCACTGACAATGGCAACAACGATGCCACCATACCCAACTACAACACCACCAATCCACTTTTTATAGAAGATTTGCTGTTGCTGGAAAACCGTGATCGAGTGTATGCGCCCGATGTGTTTGTCATGCGTGGTGTGTATCGCACGCAGGACATTGATTTTGATCTCACACAGTTTGGCCTGTTCCTAAACGGTGATACCTTGTTTATCACCTTCCACTACAACAACATGATAGACACGCTGGGTCGCAAGCTGATGAGTGGTGATGTGATAGAAATACCCAACCTCAGAGATTATCATCCCCTGGATACCACCCTGGTCAAAAGCCTGCCCAGATACTATGTGATCCAGGATGGCAACTTTGCTTCAGAAGGTTTCAGCCAGACCTGGCAACCACACCTGTGGCGCATCAAGGCCAC